TGAGCCGATGACCTCGTATGCGTTTGCGTGTTCGCCAAGAAAGCAAGACATACGAAGCCCGTCCGATCTGAACCCCGCCGCGATAAACGATTGCAGCAGGCCCGACTCTGCATCAGCAAGAATGTCCTTGAGCGCGGCAACCAGCGCCTTGTTGGGTTCGGTTGTCGGCACAAAAGCGCCGCGCAGAGCGTGTACCTTGGTCATGTGTTCTTCTCCTTTGCTCGGATAGCTGCTGTGACATCTTTCAAATACTCGGATGCTCGATAGACATAAAGCTCCCTCAGCATTTCTTCGCACAGCAGTTTCAGGCGTTCAATCTCTGCACGCTCGGCAGCAGCGACAAGGGCGGCGAAGCGTTCATAGGCTCCGATGAATACCATTGGGTCAGGTAGTCCGCCAGCCTCCCGCGCCAGCTTGATGATTCCTTCTCTGTTCATGTGTTCTTCTCGCGGAGTTTGGCTTCGATGGCACGGGCAAATGCTTGATAGCTTTGCGGAGCAATCAGAACACTGCCCCAGATGTCTGCGGCAACAGCGCCAATTTGTGCATCCGTCAGGCCCACCCAAGGCAACTCGATCACATCGTGACCGGCCTGCCGGTAGGCTTCGGCCCTCCATCTGGCGGCGCGGTCCTTGTGGTACTCACATTGTGGACAGTCACTCATGCCTGCCCCCTTACGCGGAGGCTCACCCCATGCTTCCTTCTGAGCGGTATCCCATGTCTTTTCAATGTAGGAAAGCCATTCTCGTTTTGTCATCGGCTTGTTCATGCCTGCCCCCTCGCCCGAATAGCAGCGGCGCAAGCATTTGCATAACTGCCCTCCCATCCATCCTCTGTCGCCCTCTGATCACACACCCGCGCACAAATCTCCCTCTCCGCCTTTATCGCCAACTGCCACGTCCGCAAAAAAGCATCAAACTCCTGCCTTGACGGCTGCTGCCCCAAAATCTCTACCACCTGCATCCACGCCTCCTTCATCGCATCATTCATCATGATGTGCTCCCCCTGCGCCGCTCCTGGCACGGCCATACCCGCTCCAACGCCCTCACCACCAACGAATCAGCCGTGTGATGCCTAAGCGCCGGGTGCTCCCTCAAATACTTCTTCACCACATCGTCCTTCTGCCCCGCAGTCGCATTGTCCGGCGAACAAATACGCACCCCCGCCAGCGCATCCGCAACCCCCATCACATACCCCAACGCCAACATCTGGTCATACACACTACTGGCCGTCTGATGGCTGTACAAGCGATTGCCATCCCAGAACTCCGCCCTCACCGCCCCAGAGCCCAACAACAAAAGTAATAACAACTTATTCATGACCCCTCCAGTCCTCATAACGAGCAATCGCCCTCTCATCCAACTGATCACGCATCGCCCTCTCATGCGCCCCAACCACCCACTCCTCAATCTCCTGCATCACCCCCCTGTCCAACACCGCCGAAATGTCCACCTTCGACCCAGGCAAATACGCATGCATCAACGTTAACGTCTCCGGATACCCCTCCTGCGCCCCCTCATACTCAAACCAACACTCCAACTCCACCCCCAACTCATCACACATGTACCGATAACACCCCAAACCCTCCGCCGAATGATCCATGGTCATCCCCTAAAAAAATTACCAAAAAAACCCAACACCCGATCCCCAAAACCCACGGACCGAGAATCGAGTAGCGCAGTCTGCAACCGATACATGTCCGCATCCGGTATGCACCGGCGAACAGGCACCTCATAACGCAAACCCACCAACACCTTGCCCGTGTTGAACGGCACCAGCCGCCCCGGACAGTCACGATCATTGAACCAAACCATTGCGCACCTCCACCAACAAATAAGCCTCCTCAACCCCCTCCTTGAGATCCTCAGCCGATATGTCCATCGCCCGAGCTAACCCCGCCAAAGCAATTGTCAACGCCAAAAAACCCTCCGCAGGGTTCGCAGGCTCCTCTTCTTTGAGGTTGGTCAAGAGCCGCGTTGCGCGGCTCACGGCCTGAGACAGGACCTCTGCCTGCTTGTCAATGTCACTCATTGCTCTATCCTTTCTGTGAAAATTGCAAAAGTGCAGACGCAGTATAAGCGGTACTGCTGTTGCAGCGCAAGTGCGCAAAGTGTCTTAAAACATAGGTGGTTTCCCTAATGAAAAGGGTGTTTTGTAAGGTACGAGTAAGGCTATATAGACTTTTTCCAGCAAGAAGTGTTTTTGTTTTTTTTTTTGTGAGATTGGGCGTAATAGACGTAATGGTGTAATAGTTCAATGGTGACAAGGGGTTAGACGCTTACGTTGTATTACTTCTGGTGTACAGGTGTAAGGTTTCACCAGGGGAGACTGGGGCATAAATTTTTGAAATTTATTTTTCTGTGTTGGGCTAAAAAAAGTCTATATACCCTTACTCCTGGCTTACAAACATGGGGCTTGTGAGGCCCGGCCAACTCTGGTACACTTGCTGCAGTTTATACACAGGGGTTCGTGATGTTACAGATCGAAGAGGGGGTGCCGCTGCCCACCAAAGGGCGCACCAAGTACCCGTTCAAGGACATGCTGCAGGGGGACTCCATCCTGTTCACCAATTCCAAGCAGGCCCATAGCGCTCGGGTGTCAGCGTTGCGGTTTGTCCGGGCACATGAGCCCGAATGGGCATTCCTGTTACGTAGAGTGCAGGAGGGCTGGCGCCTGTGGAGGATTCGATGACCAAACGCGATGTGTGGAACGTGCCCCCGGTGATCGGGGACAAGGCACAAAAACGCATAGCGGGGGAAGTGGCCCCCTTACGAAAACAGCGTGTCCTGAACGCCAAAGAATGGAAGTTTGTTACTGAGCTGGTCAGCGGGGATGGCCGGGTGACGATGAAAGAGGCAGCGATTCGGGCGGGGTATAAACCCACGAGCGCATCGGTGATGGCCTGGAAGCTCACTAACCCGGAGATCAACCCCCATGTGGTTGCGGCCATTCAAGCATACCGGGCAGAGCTCAATAGTAAGTACAACACCAGCTACGAGCGCCACATGCGGGATCTGCAAACGATCCGGGACAAGGCCTTGGAGGCAGGGGCGTATGCCGCTGCCGTTCAGGCAGAATACCGTAGAGGGCAGGCTCTGGGCACGATCTATGTCGATCGAAAGGAGATCAGGCATGGCACGATCGACAGTATGTCCAAAGAGGAAGTGCAGCGGAAGCTCGATGAGCTCAAGGCCCTGTACGGTGGACCGCCCCCGACTGCCCTCATCGATGCCACTACGGGACAGGTGATTGACAGTGTCGAGCGAGAAAAAGACCCCGCTTTTGTCCCTCCAGTGGCAGAACCTCCCCCAGATATTTTTGAACGGGACAATGATCTTGGGCCCGAAGACGATGGCGACACCTGAAGCTGCCTTTTCCGCTCGGGTGCGTGACGCCTTGCGCCCCTTTGGGATTGACTCCGAACGGATTGAAAATCGGGTGAATTTAGGGGTGTCCGACATGCTCATGGGCGCCGGCAATCGCTTTGTCACCGTTGAGCTCAAGGTAGTGCAGCGAGGGTTGAAGGTATCGCTTCGCCCTCACCAAATCGCCTTTTTAGCCCGTCATGCCGCGCAAGGTCGCCCTTGCTTTATCCTGGTGCTTCAGGCCGGGGGCGCTGCTCGCCCTGCTCGCATCGCCCTGTACCATGGCCATCAGGCGGTCGCCCTTGCCGATCAGGGGCTACGCCTTGCGCCCTTGCGGGAATGGCCAAGCCGGGGCATGGTGTGGTCAGAGCTTGCCGATGTGTTATCAGGGAAAATACCGATAGAATAATTTGCACCGCTGTTATTTTGCTGCTATGATAGCGGCACCGGAATGAACCCGGTAACTTAAGAAAGGATAGAGTCATGATCAAACTAGTCCCTGTATCGGCCAATCGGAAAACCGGACCGATAGCCGTAACCTATCGCAGCGGGGTGCATGAAACCTACGGCACATGCCCCCGGACATGCAAATTGCACCCGAAAAGTGAAACAGGCACGGAGACGGTAGACGCGGAGTATTTAGATGCCGTGTCTGATGCGGTCCCCCTGGGCGGTCAGGCCTGGACATATTCGCATTTCCCTGCGGAAGCTTTGCCGACACCGAAACCCGGGAAAACGGTATTTAATGCGTCATGCGATAGCATCGCGGAAGCTGTCCGCACGGTAGAGCTGGGGCGCCCGGCTGTGTATGCTGCCCCGTTGGAAACTGCGGACACGTTCCCCTTGGTACACCGGGGTGTGCAATTTGTGCGCTGCCCTGCGGAGCTGTCCGAAAGCTTTACATGTGCCCAGTGTGGAAACGGGCGCCCCTTATGTGCACGGGGAGACCGGGAGTACGTGGTGGTTTTTGTCGCCCATGGTACGGGGGCTAAACGTGTGGGTTCGCATGATGGGGGCGGGTGCTATGCGGCCAGTGGCCCCACGGCTATACAGTGGCACGGCACCCGCAAAAACGGCGCCCTGAATGACGCGCAGGCGGTCCGGGCCTTTGCCCGTTCGCTGCCCCGGGGCAGTATGCTGCGGCATCATGTGGCGGGGGATGTGGGCAGGGAGCGGGTGTAATGTTTTTCCTGGCCCTATTGATTTTCATCGGCCTATGGTTAATAGTTGACCTATTTAATGGGGAATAGCGCAACTATTCAATTTCAGGGTACAATTTACGCACCGGGGACAATCCCGGGTTTTCAATCATCGAAAGGATAGAGTTATGGCACACATGATCGACACTAGCACCGGCACCGCAGCGATGGCATATGCGGGGCAAAAACCCTGGCATAGTCTGGGGCAGGAATTGACGCCGGGGGCATCTATTGAAACCTGGACGCAGGAAGCCGGGTTAGCGTACACAGTAAAAGAAT